TTCGTGGTAAACAGCCAGGTGCAAAGTTTACAGAGAAAGAATTGCTTGATTCAGGTGCTAATATCCAAAAGTATCTTGAATCAGGTAGATTAAAAAGAGTAGATGCTTTATCAAAAGCACCTACAACAGCAGTAAAAGAAGCACCAGCAATACAAGAAATAAAGCAAGAAGCACAAGTGCAGAAGGAAGAACCTGAAGCATTTGTTTTTAACTCAGATAATAATGAACAAGGAGATAAATAACAATGGCAAGAATAGTACTTACAGATGTAGATGTAGAACTTAATGGAAGCCCTATTGGAGAATACATCGCAAGCGTTACACTTAGTACACCAGAAGATGTGGTTGAGACCACAGCATTTGGTCCAGTTGGCGCAAGAACAAGAACTTCAGGACTTAAGGATCACTCCGTAGCCCTTGAATTTCACAATGACTTCGCTTCAGGAGCAATGGAATCAATTATTGATGCAATTGGGATTGGTCAATTAACAAATCTTGTTATCAAGCCAACTTCAGCAGCAATTTCAACAACTAACCCTGCTTACAGAGCAGACAATTCAGGTACTGGAGCAGCAAAGGCTGGACAAGTTTTGATTTCAGAATGGACTCCGTTAAATGGTGCAGTTGGAGAACTTTCAACTGTTTCTGTAACATGGCCAATTTCAGGTCAAATCGTTAAGGATACAACTCCTTAATCATGGCAATCATAGTTTTAACTGATGTGTCAGTAGAAATAGGACCAAGTTCTGGAACTGTGGTAGACTTAAGTGACCATGTTTCATCAGTCCAGTTAAGCACTGTACATGATCTTTTTGAAACTACGGTTCTTGGTGATGTATCAAAACGACAATTAGCAGGACTTGCAAATAATAGTGTAAGTTTTGACTTTTTCCAGGACTTTGATAACAACTCAGTAGAAGATACAATCGCTCCACTTGTAGGAGGACTTGCTTATTGCAAAATAAAGCCAAAAGGCAGTTCTATTACAAGTGTTTCCAATCCCAGATACGAATTTGAGATTACAATTTCCGAATGGACCTCGTTAAATGGTGGTGTTGGTGAATTATCAACGGCACGAGTAACTTGGCCTATTTATGGAGATATAGATAAAATTACAACACCTTAGAAGGGGTAAAAAACAATGGATGGATTATTCATAAAAATAAAAACAACAGATGGAGAAGAAGGCGTATATTCTATTCGCCCAAAGACTATCGTTGCTTTTGAAAATAAGTTCAACAAAGGCTTTGCTAAATTACTTACAGAAGATCAAAAGTTAGAGCATATCTACTATCTTGCACATGGTGCATTAAGAGATGCTGGTAAGTCACCAAAGCCTTTTGGCGATGCGTTTCTTGACACACTTGAATCCGTGGAGTTAGCAAATGACCCAAATTCCGAATCCACAGAGACAGCCTAACCTATACGGTAGCAATGGTTTCTGTGGAGACAGGGATATCTCCAAACGATTTGCTTGAAGCACCTGATGGTGTTCTTGAAGCAATTGTTATTTATCTAAAGCAAAAAGCAAAGGAAGCGAGCAGGAAATGAGTAAAGATGCTATGGTGTTGACTGGTTTAAAGGAAACATTAAAAGCATTAGAACAATTTGACAAAGATGCAGTTAAAGAATTTAATAAAGTTATTAATTCTGAATTGCGTAAGGCTAAAGAAGATGCCCAAGGCTTTGTCGCATCCACACCACCACTTAGTGGATGGAATACTCAACCTGCTCGCAACCCTCGCTCTCGTGGTGGTGCTGGGTGGCCACAATGGGATCAAAGCATTATTAAGTCTGGAATCTCAACCTCAAAGGCTGAAAGAAAAGTTAGCAAAGACTATACTACATCTGCTGGGTCCTTAAAGAATATATCAGCCCAAGGTACTATCTATGAATTAGCGGGTAGAAAAAACAAAAGCGCAGGAAAGAACAAGTTTATTAGTAACTTGGAAAAACAAGACGGAGACGCTTCTCGCTTAATCTGGAAGTCTGTAGATAAGAATAAAGATAGAATTATAAAAAATGTTTTTGATGCCCTTGAAAAGGCTAAAGCAACATTAAAACAAAATTTGAATAAGGAGAGTGCGTAATATGGCAACCACAGGTGCAGTAATTGCCAGAATTGTTTCTCAGTACTCAGATAAAGGCTCTAAGGCTGCACAAAAAGATATTGCCAAGATGGGCAAAAAGATTGATGCATTTGGCAAGAAAGCAACAAAAGCATTTGCAGCAGCAGGTGTTGCAACCGTTGCCTTTGCAGGTAAACTTGCAGTAGATGCTGTGCAAAGTGCCATGGAAGACCAAAAGGCCCAGGCATCATTAGCAGTAGCACTTAGAAATACAACTGGAGCAACAGAAGAAGCCATAGCAGCAAACTCAAGATTTTTAGATAGTCTTGAACTACAAGTTGCAATTGATAATGATGAGTTAATTCCTGCACTAAAAACATTAGTAACAGCAACAGGAAATCTAAGCAAGGCTCAAGAATTACTCTCTTTAACCACAGACGCTGCTGCTGCATCAGGAATGGACATAGGCTCAGTTGCAAAAATAATTGCAAAAGCCCAGGGTGGACAACTTGACGCATTAAAGAAACTTAACTTAGGTCTTGATCTCTCAAAAATTAAAGCAAAAGATTCTGTAGCGGTATTTAAAGAATTAGCAGAAGTAACAAAAGGACAGGCAGAAGCAGCAGCAAATACCTTTGCAGGTAAACTAACAACACTAAAATTAAGATTTAATCAAGTGTCAGAAAGCGTTGGATATGCCTTAATTCCAGTATTAGAAAAACTTGTAGATCGTATGGAAAATGAAGTTTTCCCTGCCCTTGAAAAATTTATTAGATTAAATCAGGACGAAATTGTTGAGACCCTTGCAGGATCAATAAAAGTTATTGAAAACTTTACAAAAGCAGCAATTGGTCTTGCAAGCACAATTGAAAGTCTTAGCCCTTTGCTTAAGTTTTTTGCTACAGGAATTGCAAGCATGTTTCTTGCCCTAAAATTATTTCTGGGAGTAAAAATGGTTACAGGAATCCTAAAGGGATTTCTAAAAACTACTTACTTAGCAGGTAAAGAAATGAAGTTGTTCGGTGGTGAAGGTGCTTATATGAGGGAATCCTTGCCTCTACTTGCAAAAGGCATTAGAGGACTTACTGTTCTTGTTAATTCCTTTAGAGTTGCTCTTGGTATGGCTGCCGTTGCAGGATATGCAGCCTTTGGTCCAATTCTTGCAATGATTGCAATAGCAGCAGCAGTAATATTTGCAGTCTATAAAGGCATGGAATTTTTGCTTAGAGATAAAGCCAAGAGAGATATTAAAAGAGATGCCGAAAAAAGAATAAGAATTCAAAAAGAAATTGATGCCAATGCAGCACTTGCTGCTAGTTATGATAGTCTTGAAGTAAGAAAACAAAAAGCATTTGAGAAAAACAAAGCACAGCAAGATGTGATTCTTGATGGATTTAAGGCCATTGAAGAGCAGGTTAAACAGGCTAACGATACAAATAGGAAGAACGCTACAGATGCTGCAAGAGATGCAAGAATGCAAGCAGAGCAATTAGCAGATGAACAAAAGAAACTTTATATCCAGGGCTTGGAGAGAAAAGGTACTAAACAACTTGCCACTCTAAATAGAAATCTTCTTACAGATAAAAAGAAGATGGAAGTTCAACTTGCAGCAATTAAGAAGAACAATGCTAAATTAGATAAACAAGGAATTAAACTCACAGATCCTGATGAGATGAATGCTATCCAGATGGAGGCTATCTATCAGAACCTTCTAAAAAACGGTAGAGTATTATTAGCAGAAACAACTAAGCAACAAAAAGCATTAGATGAATTAAAACAAAAGTCTGCAGACGAATATAACAAAACACTATTGCGTCAAGCAGATATTGTTCAATACCTTGACAAATTAAGAGCAAATGACATAGTTGTAATTGGATTTTTAGCCAATAAGTGGGAAATGACCACAGAGGCTGCTGATATGTATATTAAGAGCGTATTAGCAATAGGCGAAGTAAAATTAGATGATGCAGGAATCCTGGCCATAAGAATGGCGTGGGGAATGTCTGGAGAACAGGCAAGCAAGTATCTTGAATTTACTGCTGCTATTAAAGCAGGACATGGCAACATAGGTAAAGAAAAACTTGAAGAACTTGGAAGAAAATGGTTTAAAGATTCTGATAATCCTACTGGTGCTGCACTTCAATATTCTCAAGCACTTGATGCATTAGCAGATCAAGAAGTTGGTGCAGATGAAATTAATAAATTAGCAGAAGCCTGGAACCTCACACCAGATGCAGTTGCTGCATACTTGCTTGAAGTTGGAAAGCCATTTACTTTAACAGGTGATGCAAAACTTATATTGTCTGCAGATATGGTTGCTAAAATTGCTGGAGAGTGGGATAAGGCAAGATTGGCTTTAGTTGCCTATCTAAATGCAGCAAAAGGATTTACCTTACCTAATACAAGTGGCACACCAAGTACTGGAAATCCAAGTGCAACAGGATGCCCTGCTGGAACAACAATGGTTAGTGGTAAATGTGTAGCAATAACTACTCCTACTCCTAAAGTTCTTGATCCTGTGTCTGGTAGCATAACTGATTCAGCATCTGCAGCAAGAGCCTATGCAGCAGCAAAGGCTAAAGGTGACATGGAAGCAGCAGCGTTAGCAGCAGCAATGGTTACTCCAAGTGCAAACACGGCAGGCGAATCTGGATACATTGGAGCAACATCAATAGCAGCACAACTAAAAGCAGCAGAGGTAGCCTTGGCAGCAGTTACAGCACAAGGAAACACATTAACAAGATTTAGAGCAAAAGAAGCAGCAGATGAAGCAGCAGCCCTTGCTGCAGCAACAGCAGCATCACAGACGGATTACGATGGAAGATTTAGATTTAACCCAAGGAGTGCACCTACTGCAGAGCCACCATCATTTGGAGGTAACGGGGATAAGCCAATAGAGATAAAACTAAAGATTGACGCATCAGGTGATCAACTATCTACTGCTCTTAGAAATAGCCTTTTGTTCTCGCAATCTAATGGTAGCCAAATAAACTTGCAGGCGGTTTAAAATGCCACAACCACTTTTAAGTCTTGGAGTAGAAATTGACTTTGCTAATGGAGCATCATTTGCATATCCTTTAATTTTAAATGATTTTGATTTTGGTATTTTAGACACAAATACTCTTGGTGATGTTCCTGCAGATATTGTAGATATTAGTAATATGGTTATGCAATGCTCTACTCGTAGAGGCCGTAACCGTCTTCTTTCTAACTTTGAGGCTGGAACTGCGACGGTAGTGTTAAATGATCCCAATGCAGATTTTAATCCTCAGAACCCAAATTCTCCATATTATGGAAAACTTTTTCCTTTACGCAAGATAAGAATATATGCAAACGCAGAACTTTCTGGAGTTCCTATTAAAGTTTTTATATTTTCAGGATATATAACTACCTTTGATACAGGATTTTATCAAGGAACAAATGCAACAACAACTGTTACCTTACAATGTGTTGATGGATTCCGTCTTTTAAATAATGTGGCTATAGACTCTGTTCCTCTTGGTGTTGCCAATCAGTTATCTGGAATAAGAATAGACACTTTGCTTGATACCGCATCATTTCCAACTTCATTAAGAAGTATTGATTCTGGACAATCTACTATGCAGGTAGATCAAGGCGGAAATAGACAACTATTGCAGGCAATTCAATTAATTGAACAATCAGAGTTTGGTGCTTTCTTTATGGATAGAGAAGGCCAGGCTAAATTTCTTGATAGAAATACTTTATCCATAAAGTCAAACGATTTTCCCATTCAATACTCTGATATTGGTACTGGACAAGGATTTTCAATGATTGATCTTGCATATGATGATCAAAATATTTTAAACAGCGTTACTGTATCAGCAGCCAATGGAATTGGAACTGCAACTGTTTTTGATCAAGAAAGCATTGATAGATTTTATATTAAATCAGGATTAAGATCAGACCTTCTTTTTAATACTTCATCAGATGCTCTTAATCAAGCCCAGACCATTTTAGCAGCCAGAAAAGATGCTAAAGTGCGAATTGATTCCATGATTTTAAATCTAAAAGGCATTGAGTCTGAATTAGATTTAATTATTGATTTGGGCTTAGATATTTATACTCTTATCAAAGTTACAAAAGAAATGCCAGATAGTTCTACAGTAGAGAGCGAATTATTCGTTCAGGGTGTAACTCACGACATAAATATCAACACTTGGGTTACAAAA